TCCATTTCATTTTTGTAGTAAGGTTGTTTTTTTGTGCCAAAACATATAGGAATTGGTAAGTAACCTATATAATTTAAACCAAACTCATAATACAAATGACATCTAACAAATTTAACAGACAGCCCAAATCTTTGTGATATGTATTTTACCGTTTTACCTTTTGATAATAAAACTGTAATTAGTTTTTTATCGTCTTCATTTAAGCTGTCATATTTTTCTTTTGATGTCATTTTTTTAAAATAAAACCGTATTTATTAAATAGTTCTATAATATGATTTACATTAAAATGGTAAGTCATCAGTTTCCTCAACTATCTGCTGAGCTGGTTTTGACTCTTTTTGTGCTTCGTATGTATTGACACTAAGACTAACATCTTTTCCAAACTGATCTGCCTGGTCTTTTACATTAACATTTAGCTTTAAATATCTATTACCTTTATATTCAAAGATATGTTCTTTAGCTTTGTCTATATGAACTGTAACTGTTAACCAGTTTTCGTTTCTTTTATTACCGCCTCCGCAGTATATTGTAGGTTTTTTATTCATTTTATTTGTTATTTAGTTTATTATATTGTTCTTTAGTCATTACTATATAATTATTTTCTTCTAGTAATTTAATAGATTCTTCTATTTTTTTCTGTTTCATTCTATAAGTATAGAATATTTGGTTATGTATTGCCATTTTTATAAATTTAATTATTTATTTCTTATTGCTTTTAATGACCTTGTTCTAAAAAAACCTTTAAACTCAGGATATTCATTCATAAGTTTTCTAGCATAATCTGGTCTATAATTATTATTTACTTTGTATTTTTTTCTACTTTTTATATCTGTATTCCATCTAATAATTTCAAATATTCCATTTGCTGAATAATTTGAAAAACCTTTTTTTTTAGCCTCAAATGCGTACATTTTAAATTTTTTCCATATATATGGGTTTTCTCTGTCGTATGTAATAAAATCTATCATTGTTTATTTATTTATTGGTTTATATTGTTTATATATTCTCTACAATCTTCTACTCTAGTGTAAATTCTGTCAATATCTAAGTCATTACGCTCTATTTCAAATACTTTAATTCTATACTTAGAATCAATATCTGAATACTTATAATACTTTGCGAAAGTATCATAGTCTAAATTACTGCCAAAATACTCTTTTTTAATTAACTCTTCTGGAGTGTCCATCAGTGTATATATTAATCTATAATAGTCTAATCCAGTCAAAGCCATATAGCCTTGAGCTTGCCAGTAATAATTTTTATTAGGTACGTTATCATAAAATAGTGGAAAGGTAAAACAATCCCAACTGTTTTTAACATCTATTATATGGTCACTAAATATAGCATCTGGTGTTCCTGTTAAATAATCGTTTTCAAATGACTCTTTATTTTTAGGTAGACTACCATAACCTAATTCACTTGCTATATAATCTAAAGAGTTTTGTTCCATTATATTGCCTTTGTCAAAGTATTTACTGCTAATTTCTTTTTTACGGCTGTAGATTTGTTCTTTCATCCATTCCTTACAATAACTAGCAGTAGTTTTAGATATTAAGTCACTTTTGGACTTTGCATTTGTCATTATCAAACCAATAGCAGAGCATCTTATTTTAAACGTCTTCATCTTTTCTTATTGTTAATTTATTTAAATTTTCTAAATCTTCTTTCATATTTTCTGTTAACCAATAATCATAAGCTGATTTTTCTTTTTCTAGTTCTTTTAAAATCATTTCGCATTGGTTTTTTATGTTTTCTATGTGATCAAATATTGTCATAATTATTGGTTTTTAATTGCGTTTGCTACCTCATCTGCACTAGCTACGTTACTATCTACTCCAATTCCAAAATTAGCTAAGCATCTACCCCAGCTACTAGTTTCGCAGTTTTCTATAAATGAAGTCTTATTAATAAAGCTCGAGTTTTGTTTTTCGTGAGCATATCCACTAGCTACCTCTACGCCTTTATCATTTAGAATACTTGAGCGGATTATAACACCGTTATCATTAATATGTGTTATTTCTGAAGTTAAGCAATATCCTGTGAATTTTTCTCTAAAGTATTTAATTCTTTCGTTTACTGTAACATAAGCTTTGCCTTTTATGTCTACTGTTTTTAGTTTATTAATTGTCATATTGTTGTATTTTGGTTAGTATATCAATTATCTTAATTATTCTTTTTTCGTTGTAATTTATATTTAGTTGTTTCATTTCTTTAGCAATAGCCTTTACTACTGCTATATAACGTGAAAATCTATTTCTGTGAATTTCAACATCATTTCTAGTTAAATAGAATCTACATATTAAATTTTTATTCCAGTTAGCCTGTATAATAATATTAAGTAGTCTTTGAGCTAAGAATTTATGTCTTTCATAACGTTCCCAGTGTTCTAAATAATCATTATGGGTATTATAATATATATTAGATTCCATACTTAATTATTTTTATTGTATTGTTCTATGAGTTTTATAATTACAGAGCTATAAGACTTGTGGCCATTATTTCTGCACTTTTCCTGAAATTCTACTAGTGTATCTATTTTATCAGCAGGTACATATATATGTCTTGTTGTATATTTAATTTCGTTATTCATTGTAATAGTTTTTAATTTATGGCTATAAACATAAACATAAAAACAATACAAATTACAAAAACACTAAAAAAAAATATAATTACATCGTAAAATAAATGTGTGAGTCTTGCGACTTGACCAAACTCACTAAACAAAAAAGCTTCTATTGCTTTGTTATTAGAACTTTGAAAGCCAGCGGTGTGGTGAAAAATATCACTTTCTGTAGGTGACATAAGAGATTCTACCCACAGCCCTGGATATTGCTTTGATACTTTATGATGTATATGCTGAGTGAACATATATCTATATTTAGTTTTGCTCCAAAACTTGCACTCGTCAGCTACTACCATAGGCAAAGTATCTGCTTTAATTCTATGTCCGTGACAGCTGCTAATTAAATTAGTTTTGTATTTGTAATACTTTCTCATTTGTAGACTAATATCAAAAGTTACATCTTTATTATGTCTAAACCATACGGCTAATATCTCAGCTACTAACCAGCCTGTTGTATTGTCGTGATTTCCTGGCGTAAACATAACGTGAACAGTACTAACTTCTAATAACATCTCTATAATAGAAACCATTAACCTCTTAGCTATTTGAAAGTGGTCACTTAGTAAACCATCTGTCTCATTCTGTTTAGTACCTTTTCTAGTTGTATTGTCAAAATTATCTACGTGTAGTAAGTCTCCAGATAATAGTAAAATAGTTTTCTCTATGTTAAAGCCTTGTGCTTTGTTTAAACAACCTTTAACACCTTCTAAGGCCCTTATAACTGCTATTTGGTTGTTATACTCTTCACCACTTGTAAAACTCTTACAAAGCTTACCAATATGTAAGTCAGATGGACACATAAATAATAGATGTGCATCTTTATATTTTTGTCTTTCTAGTTGTGGATATTTAGGTGAATATTCTTTTAAGTCTTTTAGTAGTTCTTTACTAAGTTTCTTAAAATCTATTTGATTAGCTTTAGGTTGTTTAAAATATAGACTAGCGTTTTTGTTTTTAATCCATCCACTGTGTAACGTATTAGGATCTAAACCCTCTCTTTCGCACTCTTCTTTGGCTCTTCTATATTGGTGTATTATTTCAGCCTCATCTGGTTTTAGTCTATACCTAGGATTTGCAGCGTTTCGCTCTACATATCTTTTACTATGATTTTTATTTTTACTCAATCTTTTCTAATTGAACTACCATAGAAGTAACCAAACAGGCTCAAAGTTATTCCTTCTACCAAACCTATCAAAGTATAAAATGTTTTTTCATTATGTTCTGGAATTTGTATGTATACAATTGCATATACTAAAAAAACAAATGTTGATAGACCTACTAGACCAGTAAGAGTAAACATAAAATCAAACTTTCTAACTTTAGCAATTTCTACCTCTCTTTTCCTTGCACTATCTCTGTCAGCAACCTCTGTTTTATATGCTTCTATAAGTTGGTTATGTAATTCTTTTTTAGTCTGAGCGTCTATAGTGTCGTCTTTGTTAATAAGGTTTTTAACTATTGCTAAGGCTCCTTTATCTGGTAATACGTCACCAACTATATCTAATATATTAGGTGCTTTGTTTTTTAAGAATTGACCTATCTTAGTATCTTTAAACTTTTTATTATTACTCATAACTCTTATATCTAGTTTTACCTCTACTGTCTTTATATGCTACTAGCACCTGTTTTCTTTGATTGCCATAATTATTATAGCTAACGTGTACCCAATCTGGATTAGTATTGCTACCAAACTCCCATATTAACTGGTCGAAGTTTAAATTGTTTTTAATATATTTAAATATTTCAGCATTATTGGGTAAGCTATGACCGTCTCTATCTATATCAATAGCCTGTCCTTTGCAGTGTTGTGAGGATTTACTACCACCAATAGCTTTATTTAAAGACTCTGAACGATAACCACTGCTAATATATATAGGCACACCATAATAATCTCTAAGGGGTTGAAATATGTTTTCTGCTAATTCTTTAAGATTTACTAAATGTTCTACTTTTGGTTCGTTGTTTATTCCTAGTCTTTTAGCTGTCCTAGATTTAATTACTTCAGATAAATATAGGTTTTTACTTAGCTGCATTGTTTTTCCTATTTACTTTTTTTTTTGCGTTTATGATTAATCTTTCCTCCATCCTAGCTAGCTTTTCTCTTAAGTGAGTATTCTCAGTAATTAATGAGTCTATTTTCTTTTCTAAATCTCCTATCTTTTCTTTAAGTTGTTCTATTACTTGTATTTGAAAATCATCAGTCCTAGCCTCTTTACTGGCTTTAATATCCATTTTCTTTTTGATAATATCCCAGATTTGTTTTAAGCCTAAACCACCTACTAGGGCAGTTATAGCCATTAATAGACTATGATCTTCCATTTTTAATATTTTAACGTCCCTGTTTCGCATAGGGTTTTACATAATTTTTACTACATTTATTCTTACTCATTTTACTTTTAGCGTGAATACCTTTGCGCCTTTTTTTAGGCTTTTCTATTTTAGCTGTTAATCCTCTCATTCAGGCATAGGTTCTGACCATTCACTAGAACTCATCAATTCAAGTGCCTGTTCGTGATTCATTACACTACCTACAATAGGTAAACTTTCATTTGTAATAAAACTTGGCTCTGTACTCCACGAAAGTAAACCCTCAGTGTTTGCTAGGTTTCTTCTCATTGTTTGTGCTGATGATTGATTAACCTGTGAAAAGATTACTTTATCTGTATTATCTAAATTAATTACTGCGTATTGTCTCATTTTTTTATTTTTTAATATTTTTAACTAGGCACATCTGTTGATAAAGCATCAACGCCCATTCCATAACTAATGGAATTTCCATCCGAAAAGGGAGCTTGGCCCACTATATTATCAGCAGAACCCATAGAATTTGAAATTCCATTTCCGCTGGTAGCAACTCCATTGACTATTGCGTCTTCACCCATATTTGCGCTAGTACCGTTGTTAGTTCCTTTCTCATCTAGCACAGTCCAATTAGTACCGTCAAAAGAACTGTTTTCTCCTAACTGCCACCAGCTAACAAGATTAGAATAAGCACTGTGATTATTAATATTTGATGGTTTACCTTGATTGTAAAGTTCTGTTACTTGTGTAGATGTTAAAGCTGCATTCCAAATAGCTACATTCGACATATTTCCTGATTGGATTAAACCTATATTTAAAGCACCTATAAAATTAAAAATACCACTAGTTCCTGATGGTAAATTAGTTCCTGTACCTGTATTATATCCTACGCTA